TCAGCCGGAAAACAGGATCCTCGACTAGTTTTTTGCTTCGTCCAGCGGCTGCTCGACGGTCGATTCCTGTTCCGCCAGCTTGGCCACCCCGGCGCCGGCCGCGGCCAGGCCCTCGGCGTCAAGCCGGTCATAGATCGAGTCGAGCTCGGCCCGATTGCGTGGAAACGGGATCGGGCTGTCGTTGATCAGGCAGACCGCCGCGGCAATCAGGAGCGGCATGCGGTGCGGCACCCGCATCATGGTGCCGTCGGGCGCGGTGACCTCATCGTAGCCGGGAAGGTCAGCGCAAAAGCCGGCGACCTTCGTCTGCTCGCTCGGCTTCAGCCTGCGGACGCCGATGATGCGGCCAAGGCTGTCGGCTTGCTTTTCGACGGCCTTATAGCGCGCCAGAATGATCTCACTCTCAGTCGACAAAGAACTCTCCTACGCTTTTACGAAATCGCCACCTTGTCGCTCGCCATGCCCTCGAGCTTCAGGGTCACGACCTTGTCGCGCGAGATCTGACCGTGATCGGTGAGGAAGACGACGAAGTTGGTGTACTGGTAGCGAGAGACAGAGCCGTCCGGGTTGATGATGGACTCGTTGAGGTAGCCCGGGTTCTGCACCACGCCGTTGTTAAAGTTCTTGCTGAAGGCCACCATGTAGTCTTCGAGCACGCTTCCGGTGCGCACGATGCTGAACTCGACCCGGTAGCCGTCCGGCACGTAACCGTGAATAGGAACAGTGTTGTAGGGCGAGTTCTTGAGCTGGTGGTTCAGGGCGGTGATCTGCACGTCCTGAATGTCGTTGATCGTGACGAGCTGGCCCGACGTTCCATCGTAAAACATGATGGAATAGTCGACGCCGACGTTCATTCCATTGACCGGCATTGGTCTCTCCAAAAAGAAAGCCCGCCGTCTTGGGCGGGCTGGTCAGGGGGAAAAAGCGGTGGCGTCGGTTAGACGGAGGTGTTGACCGCCGACGTGAACTGCGACGGACTCGGCGCGTTGTTCTGCGCGTTGATCTGGACGTTGCCGCCGCCCTGGAATTTCACCACGAAGTAGCGGATCACGTTCAAGTAGCGAACCTGCCAGTAGAGGAAGAGGTAGCCTTGCGCTTGCAGGTTCGGCGGGTTGTTGGTGAGGTCGCAAACGACCTTCCACGGCACGTCGATCATGCCCTGCCCGTTGATGCCGGTGCCGACCTGCGGAGACGCGAGCTGCGCCGAGAAGCCGTCGAACAGCGCCTTGGCATTCGCGCGGGTCTGATCGTTCGGCTGGATCGACTGCAACTGACCGACGAAGCTTCCCGCCGCCTTGCTCTGCGCAGCGCGGATCAGGAAGTTGGTCATCCGGGTGTAGGCGACCTCGTTGGCGGCCGTGTTGCTCGAAGCGTTGCGGCCGGTGGCGAACGAGAAGTAATAGCCGCCGGGGGACTGCGACGCCGGCAAGATGACGTCGATGCCGCCGGTGTTGATCAGCGACAACTCGACCTCGGAGTAGGTCTGGCCCAGCGTCGAACGCTGCGTCGCCGAGACACCTTGCAGCGGCTTGTTGAGTGGCGACTCCTGCGGTGAGAGATTGCCGACGATGCCAATGCCGAACGCCGACGGATTGATCAGCCGCGTGACGCCGTTATAGCTGTCATAGAAGCTCGGCCAGTCACCCAAGATCAGCCAGAACCAGGGCGTGTCGATGCCGGCGTTCATGCGGATCGCGAGCGCGTCCTGAATGGTATCGCCGGACGCGGTGGCCAAGATCGGCATCATCGTTTCCGACAGGCCGAAGGAGGCGATCGCGGCATAGTCCGCGCTGGTCGAGAGGTCGCACAGCGTGAAGCAATCGCAGTTGGAGTTGCGGAGCGCGTACATGCCCTTTCGCGGCACAACGTCCTGACCCATCAGCGTCGCATCCGTCACGCCGGTCGCACCATCAGTGCCACCGGAGAGCTGGACCGCGGTCGACAAGATCGGCGCCGCGGTCGAGGTGCCCGCGGTCGCCACCACGAACTGGCTCGGACCATGGTAGGGCGTGCCGTTGTTGATGGCGGCGGCCAAATTGGTCCAGAAGGTCTGCCAGGTGCCGGTGCCGCCCGACAGCGTCGCGCCCGAGAGCGTGATCGCGGTCGAGGTCTTGGTCAGCACGAGCGTGTTGCCGCCGGTGCCGGCATAGGAGCCGCTCGAGGCGAACTGGTTGGCGGTGATCGTCAGCACGCTGCCCGACAGCGAATAGGTGAACTTCACCAGGTTGGAGTCGTTCGACGCCAGCAACATCGTGAGCAGGTTCGACAGCGTCGCCGCCAGATTCGATCCGATGTTGACTTGGCTGCCGGTCGCGCCAGACGCCACGAAGGTGACGGAGGTGCCGCCGATCGAGAGGATGTCGCTCGCGGCGGGCTGACCGGAGAAGGTCGCGGTCCCGCTCGCCGGCGTCGGGCCGGCGACGTTCGCGAACTGCTCGGGCACCAGGCCCGGGAAGGCTACAACACCCATCCAGGTGTTTGCCGCCGAGCTGTTCTGGATCGAGACGCGGATGCCGTTGCCGAGCACGCCGGTATATTTGCCGGTGATGGTGAGCGCGCTCTGGATGGTCGCGGTCGCCGCCGTGTCGGTGCCGTCGGAGACGCGCACACACAAGAAGCCGATCGCGCCGCCGACTTGCGTCGCCGCCGAGACGTAGGACGACATATCGTAGGGGCGGATCACCGGCGTGCCGATCATCACGGCCGCGTCCGAAGGCGTCGAAAGCGGGATCTGCGCGTTCAGCGGACCCCACGAGCCGACACCGACAAGGCCTTCGATATTGGTCGGCGTGCCGTTAATAAACGGCGTCGGGAGGATAATATCACCATAGACGCCCGGCACGGTAAGACCGGCGAGGTTCTGCTGGCCATCGAGAAACACGTTACCAGTCATTGAGGAGTCTCCAATAAAAAAACCGCCTCAAGGGCGGGCTCTTCGGGAATGGGCGGGATGGACGGCCTTACTCGGCGGGCTCACTCGGCGCGGATGCCGGAGAGGCCGGCGCGACGGTGCGGACGAAGTGGTGATCGCGATCCTGCATCAGGCGGGCGACCTCGGCCGGATCGGTGACGATCTGGCCCTTCTGGTATTTGCCGAACGGATGCACGCAGGTCAGGTGATAGTTCACGGGCAAGCCCTCTTAGGTTAGAGCTGTGGCAATGGCGGAAGAATTGTAAGCGGCGTTCACGATCGACATGGTTGTCGAGGTGATGACGACGCCAGTGAACTGCTCGACGGTCGCATATTCGACGTCGTAAATGAGATCCCGGCGATAGATCCCTTCGCTCTGCTGGGTATCGTTCACGAGCGTCCGGTTGTAGCGAATGATCGCTTGGCTGGTGTCGGGCATCGCGACCTTGATGGTCTGCTTGATCGCGTTGTCGATTGCGCCGGCGAGCTCGTTGCGAACGATCCGGTTCGGCGCCCACACGGTCACCATGACGCTGTGCTTCTGGCGATGGGTGACCTTGCCTTGGACGCCGGAGCCGCCATGACGCACAACAAGCGCATGGCTGACCGGCACCGTCAGCGTGGTGGCGGTTGCGCTTGCGGCCGGATAGTTGGCTTGCGCCGCGGTCGCGAGCGCTTGCAACATCGCCGCGGTAGTAGCGCCGCCCGCCGAATAGACGAAGGCGTCGTCGCAAACCAGCGTCATAAATTCGCCGGCCGCGACCTGGCCGCTCACCGTGATGGTGTCGCCGGAGACGGTGGACGAGACATTGATGGCCGGCGCCGTGATTGTGTAGGTGTAGTCTTGGATCTGGTAGACCTCGACCGCGCCCGGCGCCGGGAAGATCGAGACGTTGGCGACCGGGCCACCTGGGCGCTTGACCGCCACCGGCGGCGTCGCCGAGTTCATCATCTGGCCGGCCATATCGAGGTCGAGCTGATCGGGGATCGGCCAGCCCTCATAGATGCGGCAGTCCATATCCACGACGGAGGCAGAGCTCGTGCCGTTCGGATAGACGGCATTCGCCGCCGTGGTCGCCAGATAGGCGGTGAGGTCGGAGAGATCAGCCACGGCGTCGCTCCTCCGCAGCCAGCAAGATCGCGATGAAGAGGACGCATCCGACGAGCAGCAATGCCCTAGTCATCACGCCTCCAGACGGACGCAGATCAACCGATAGCCAAGGATTCCCCACTCGGCTTGCCCGACCTCGTAGCGAAAACCCTCGTCATCGACGATGATGTCGCGGTCGCGCACCGAATATTTCGGCAATTGGACGCTGCAGTAGATGTACCAGGTCGGCCCATAGACCACGTCTTGCGGCAGCGCCGAGTCCTTCTTGCGCCCTAACGTGCCCGCGTCGATCGAGGCAGCGATGCCCACATAGAGCACGGTCTCGCCCTGCGGGTCCGAGGGGCTGGTCGATTCCTCGGCGCCGGAATATCCGGTCAGGCCGATGGCGGCTCCGGTTGAGCCGGCGACCGTCTTGAGGCGGTGCACCGCGATCGTGCGGTCAAAGAGCAGCGACATGGC